GTTTGGGGCGGACATCTTGTGACCAGCGAACAGTGTTAGGAGGCACCCCCCAAAACACCGAACACCGTTTATTGGTGTAGCCCCAAAAATATCTATAGTACTTTTTATACTTTTGAGTTTATAGAGATATGTGGTAGTGTTTTGTGTGTACATATTTTTACATAGGTGATATGTATATATATAATGTGTTGATTGGGAGTCGTAAACAAAGAATGAAAAAACTTGATAGTGAACAAAATAATGACAATGTACAGACATTTTGTATAAACATGGAGCCTGTGGCCAAAGGTCGTCCTCGTTTCATAAAGAGTACAGGTAGGACATATACTCCCGCCAAAACGAAAGAGGCGACCAAATTAATTAGTGAGCATTTGGTATTGCGTAAGTTGGGCAAGATTTTAAAAAAAGACAAGACAGGTGAAAAGAAGTATGGTGTTGCTATATATATGCGATTTTTGTGTTCTCGCCCGAAGCGTTTGGGTAAGGGAGACAGGATATTAAAGACAACGAAACCAGATGTAGACAACTATATAAAGTTGATATTGGATGCGTGTAATGAAGCAGAGATATGGGAAGATGATAGTATGGTAGTAGAGGTCTTAGGTCAGAAGTGGTATTGTGCAGATTATGAGAAGCCTCAAGTTCAGATACAGATAAACAGGGTATTGATATGAGAATAACGAATAAAGTAAGAAAAGCAGCGCGTTACGTAGCGGAAGGAACACTTCGTCAGGTAGACATATGTGAGGAGATTGGTGTCAGTCGTCAAACGTTGATACGATGGAAGAATCAAGAAGAATTCAAAAAGTTGATTGACAGTTATTATGAGCCGTTGTTGGACACTGATTCTCGAGAGCGCACTTTATTGGAGACTGCTTATACAACGTTGGATAATGTAATGAAGCATGGATTGAATGAAGGAGCGAAGGTACAGGCAGCCAAGTATGTTGTAGAGAAGTTCCGCAAGAAGGCAGCAGGTAAAGAAGCGGACATAGACCATAGTGATATGCAGCAGATTTTAAAGTTGGTGGAAGGTAAGAAGAAGTGATTCATGTACCGTATACGATACCTAAGTCGAATAGAAAGCAGATAAAGTCTATTCTGGAAGATCCTGTGAAGTTTTTCAAGTTGCTTCAAGTACAGGACAAGTATACGGGTGCATATAGCAGTTTTGATTTATATCCAGAGCAAGAGCATTTGCTTAGTATTTTGCAGAAGAAAAAAAAGATTTTGGTGATAAAGCCTCGTCAGATTGGAGTATCTACACTTCTTCGTGCATTTGCGTTTTGGAGGACCTATGTATCGGTCAACCCGATAAAGTATGGTGTTTTGAGTTTTCATGACAGAAGCGCAAAGCATCTTCGTAAGATGGACAATAGTTTTCTTTATGGTTTACCTAAGATGTTGCGTCGTGCATGTAGCATAGACAATACTACGGATTTGGTATTTGATGATACCAACGCTGGTTTAAGCAGTTACACTGCCCGCAGTACAGGAGGAACGCGATCGTTTACTCTTAATAGTGCACATCTTAGTGAGTTTGCTTTTTATCCAGACCAAGAGGAAGTACTTGCTCAGGTCATGGCAACGATTGGTACGGGTCAGATTGTAATAGAGTCTACGCCTAATACTGTGGGAGACAAGTTTCATCAGTTATGTAGTGAAGCTCCAGACAATGGTTGGACGTTGGTAACCTTTTGGTGGTGGCAGCATCAACACTATCGTTCTCCTGTACCAGATTCATTTGTTGTTCGGGAAGAAGAGGAACGATTGGTTGCTGCATATAATTTAGAGCCAGAACAATTACAGTGGAGGCGTGAGCAAATTGCAACGGTTGGTATTGATAAGTTTCGTCGTGAGTATCCCGCATCGATTGAGGATGCTTTTGCATTTGGTTCTTCTTCGTATTTTGACCCATTTGCATTAGATTTGATAGAGCCTATTCATTTTGATGGCAACGACAGAGAATATGAGAAGGTGTATGATGATGATGTATATGCAATTGGAGTGGATACTTCTGGTGGTGTGGGTGGTGATTATAGTACTATTGCTGTGGTTTCTCTTGCCTCCAGAGAGATAGCATATCAGTATCGATGCAATAAGGTAAGTCCTGTTGACTTTGCGCAAAAGATTTTGATGGTGGCGCAAAGGTTTAATGAAGCGATGGTATTGTGCGAAAGTAATAATCATGGCCATGTTGTGTTGCAGAAGTTACGCGATTGGGGATATGTAAATCTTTGGTACGATGAAAAGGGTAAAGACTGGGTTACTACATCAAAGTCGAAAATTGAGGCATATGAGGTATTGCGTGAACATATCAATGAGAATATGATTTCAAGAATGTGTGTGACAACAATTATGGAGTTACGCAGTATGACGATATACAAGGTTGCTCCAGAAGCTCCCAAAGGTTTGCATGACGATTTGGCAGACTCTTTGGCTTTGGCATATCGTTGTAGTTTGGATATACCAAGTTATGTTATTCGCAATGCACAACAGGGATTGATGGATAGATTGATCAGCAAGCGTCGTGCAAAACGGATACGATCTATGAGACTACCATATAAGAGTGCAGAATGAAACCAAGAACAGTAGAAGCATTATTTAGAAGGCATGAGACATATTGGGACAAACAGAAGAGAGAGTTGCGTCGTCTTCGGTCTGCCTATATGACGCGTTATTGGGACCAAGATTATGCACCAGACCAAGTATTGATTGAAACTACACGTGCCTATGAATATATTGAAGGGTATATTGCATCGTTATATAGTAGAAATCCTTCTGTTGTAGTGAAGGGAGATGTGCGAGGTAAGGGTTCTCCTCATAAAGCTCAGGCATTGGCCAATGCTTTTTTAGATAATGTTCGCACACAAATCGAAGATGTGTCTCGATTGGCGTTGATATATCCTTGTGCTTTTATAAAATTGTATGCTACTCAACATCTTGACCCATTTAAACGTGTTGGTGTAAGTGCGGTTCCTTGTTGGGATGTTATTGTAGACACTGATGCTCCATCATGGGAGCAACAAAGATTTGTAGGCCATCGGTATCATATTACTGTTGACGAAGCCAAAGAGAAGTATGGGAACAAACAGTATTCATCGCATCAACTCATACGCTTCCTTGACAATGATAGTGAGGAAGATGGTCTACACTCTTATCATGGAATGAATCTCAGTCAGGTAAACAAGTCTGGAGATGAAACGGACAGTCCTTTTGAGTACATACAGGTAGTAGAGTTTTATGATTTAAAGGACAATAAGATGTATGTTTGGAGTCCTGATTATCGTAATGGTCAAAAGTGGTTGTATGATGGGATAGAGATAGAGATAGATGTAGATAAAACAGAGCGTTTTGATTCGATACCTTTTACAGATGCGTCCGATAATCCTTTGGCTCCTATTGTACCTTTATATTTCTCTCGGCAACCTGATGTTCCGATGCGTGGGTATAGTGCATTGCGACGTGTGTATAGTCAAGTTGAAGAGACAAATATTATTCGAACGTATCAGTCTACAATGGTTAGACGTGCAGCCCGACAGTGGATTGTAAAGAAGGGTGTATTTACTGATGAGGATATGGCAAAGCTTGCTATGGGAGCTGATGGTGAGTATATAGAAGCTGAGTTATCGCCCAGTCAAAACATTGCTGGTTCAATTCAGGCCGTTCCACATACTCCTGTTCCGACAGAGTTGGAGCAATATATTCGCCAAGTCAATGACGATTTTCAACGTGGTTCTGTCATGGCTCCTTTTACTCGAGGAGAAGCAACGCGAGCAACGGCAACAGAGATAACTGCATTGGCGAGTTACTCTTCTAGTGAGATTGGTAGACTAGCACGTGAACGTGATGCTATGATAGAATATACTTCTGCGGTATATATTTCTATGATGAAGATATTTTTGGCTGATGAACCAGATGTAGTCGTGTTGAATAACAGAACAGAGGTAGTTCGAACGGAAGATCTTGATGGTGATTTTACGTATTTTGCATTAGATGCTGGAGCAACACCAGTTTCAGAAGCGGTCAAGAAGCAAGACTTCTTAACTTCTATAAAGATTCTTTTGGACTTGGGTGTGCCTCAACAGAAGGTTTTGCAAGAATTGGTTCGTAAACTTGATCTTCCAGAAGATTTTCTTGATGTACAAATTCAAGGCATGCAACAAATGGCTAATCCACAGTCTCAACCTTCCCCCACTGCAACGATTGAACAGGGAGTTCCTGGCTCTCCATCTCAAGTTGCACAATTATTATAGGAGTAAATATGTCTATCCCTACAGATTTATTGGCACAAGCTGGAAACATTGGTGCTGGTATGGACCAAATAGAAGCACAAGGTATGCAGATAGCAATGCCTACAGGCCAATACAGTTCTCGAGCATTAAACTCGCTTGTTGAAACTGTAAATGAAATCATGTCAATGATTGGAGAGCAAGAAAATTATCCATCTTTTACGGAAGATCAAACTGCACTTCCACAAGATTTTGTTAATATGATTATGGCGATCATGACTATTGCAGAAGATGCTCAGGTACCTGTTGACATTGAGTTACAAGACATTGTATCGGATAGAGAGATTGCAAGACTTGTAGCATTGTTGAAGCGTTTATCGAAAGATTCTTCTTTTCAACAATATTTAGAAGCTCAAGAATCACCTCCTATGATGGAAGAGGCTGCGGCAGTAGAAGCACTTCCAGAAGGTGGAGAGATGACAGTAAGCGATGATGAACTTTTTGCTAGCAGAATGAGGTAAAAATGGCAGAAGAAACAAGTGAAACAACTGCAAAGTTGTCTACAGAAAATCCAAGCGAGTCGGTAGTAGAGGACACTGGTGAAACAGTCTCTATAGAAGAACGTCCATCAATAGATCGATACAAAGATGATTATGATCTTCGTGTTGAGAAACTTTTGGCGGAATACGAAGCAGAAAAAAAAGGTGAAGCTCCTCCTCCCAAAGAAGGATTAAGAGAAGGGGAATCATGGGATTCTCTTTTTGATCAAGCTGATGAGAATAGTCAGCGAGCGATGCAACAACTTAGAGCAGACTATACTAGAAAGACGCAAGAGCTTGCGAAGCAACGTCAAGAGATTGAAGAACAACGTATACAGTTAGAGTCTTTGAAAACTTCTTTGGAAGACAATGAAGCATACAAAGCGATACGCAAGGCTGCGCAAGAGGATACTGGTGATTTTGATCCATATGATTCAGAGTCATTCCAACGGTATGTAAACAAGATTGTTGCAGAGAAACTTCAAGCAGTACTTGAGCCAATGGCCGAGCAACAGATGAAACATCATGCTCAAGCAAAGATACAAAGTTTTATGTCTCAACATCCAGAGTTAAAGACAGATGAAAACTTACGTGGTGAAGTTCGAACTATGCTCGAGAACAACGAAAGTTTGTCATTACAGGATGCGTATTGGATAGTAAAAGGTCGTCGAAGTCATGCAGCATCTGAGAAAGCACAGTTACAGTCATTAGCATTTCAGAAGGCAGCAAAGGCTTCTGGCTTGAAAGTTGGCATAGGACAGAACAAAGGTGTGACAGTTCCAAAGGGAGCACAAAAGATGAGAGCACACGATTTATATCAACATCTCTTGAAACAACAAAAATAATGTTATACATTTATCATATCGCAATGTACATTCCCCGAAAGGACACGTTTGTACAATCTCCCTCACGAGGATACGAGAGCGATAAAAACTCTAACGTAGGAAGGTAAAATGCCTATACAACCTGATATTCTCGCATCAACCCTGCGTATCTTGAAAGATCGTGAGGTTGACAACACATTTAAAAACATTCCATTGCTCGATGCCATTCGTAGTCATGGAGCAGTCATAGAAAGTGATGGTGGTAGCAAAGTAAATTGTCCAGCCATTATGACTGAACATTCAATGATAACCCAACTTTCTAGTGGATATGAATCTGTAAATCTTGCAGTAAAAGATCCTCTTCGTCAAACCGAATACAACTGGTGTGATTTTGTTGCTCCTGTAGTTATTACAGAGAAAGAGCAACTCTCTAATAAGGGTGATCGTGCAGTAATAAACATTGCAGAAGCCCGTTTGAAGTCTGTTATGGGTATGCTTCAACGTGAATTCTGTAAGCAAATTGTAGAAGGGTCTTCTACAGTATTGACTGAGCTTGAAACTCTTTCTCCTAAAGTTAGTGGTGGTTGGTTTA